GGCATCGCGCAGGCACAAAAAAAGGCAGGGCCGAAGCCCTGCCTGATCTTCATTCTTCACCATATTCCCTGAGATGTTCCTGTATCATCAGGAATAGCTGGTGGCGTGAGATGCCCATGTAGTGACCAGTCTCTTCAGATTTGGTCAGCCATTCGCGCAACGTTTCAAGCCGTTGTTCCGGCGTCACTGGTAATTGCGTCATGGTGCAAATCCCCACCATAGGCCAGCGATAAACACAGTAAGGCCTATGCAGATCATACCGGCCTCGATCGGGCCAGCTAGCGGTATAGCTAGAAACGTCAGGATGAGGCCGAATAGTGCAAGGCATCGGCCAGATTGTTGCCGCAACCATTTTGCACGTTGAGTCCGGCGTTTCTCTTCACGCCATTGTTGTAGTGTTTGCATCATTCACCTTCCTTTCTGGCAGAGTGTACCGGATAAAGCGAACATCAGCGCCAATCCGGTGTAGGAAAAAATCGACCGCTTCGTAGTCTTCAGCTGACAGCGCGGTCATCAGGCAATCCAGACATGCCGCCATATCTTCGGCGGCGGCGCGTCGGACAATCTTGAACGTCTTACTCTTCATGACATGTTCTCCCATGATGGTAGGGCCGGACATTGCTGTCCGGCCCATGTGGTTATTTGGTGAGCTTGGAGACTTTCTCCAGAAGCTCGATCACCTGCTTGCGCTTGGCGGCTGACAGTGACGTGTCAGGATCCACCTTCTCAGCGTCACGCTGGATCTGGCCCAGTGCCTTATTGGCGGCGACATGGACGCGCTCTTGGAGCGGCCGGACAGTGTGGGCGTTACCACCTGCCGGTGTCTCTTCGAGCTTTGCGGCCTTGGCCTTTTGCTCGCCGATCCAGCGGCCCACCTTCTGGCCTGCCAGTGTACGAACGTCCTGCTTGTGCTGGACGCTGGCGTCCGGCGTCCGCTTCTTAAACGCTGACCATGCAGGCGCGTCCATCATGAAGAGCTTGCGTTCTTCAGCGGTAAGCAATGCCTTGCCGTTTTGCTGGCAGGCGTGCTTGGCAACGTCAGCGCGGAACGCCGTCCATTGCTCATCCGAGAGAAGCCCACCTTTCTTTGGGCTTGTGAAGGTAAGCGCGGTATAACCGGCATCCTTCATATATCCGAGAGTCCGGCCGCTGGCCTTCGTCTCGGAGTTAACGACACGAAAAAAGCCGTTATCAGGAACGGCCACATTGGAGATAGACATAACGTCCACCTTTCTGCCCATCGGGCATTGCGGTTTACGAAATTCCGTAAACCTGTGAAACAGGCGACACCGCGTCACCTGATGATTTGTTTATGGCAGATTGGCGCGGTAAATGGTAGGGATGCGCTGTAAATGGTGCGAAATAGTTACGAAATTCCGTAAATTCTGGCAGACAATGGCGAAACGTGCCGAACGCTACCCATACCCCACCCCCATGACCCGCTGTGTGTCGCTGGTACCATACGCTCCTATGTATTACTAATTTCCACGAACGATCGTAAAATTTCTGAGTTCGGCCTATACCCCCCTCACACAGGAACACCCCCCGGTAGGAGTCCCAACCTCCTTGCACGAAAAAATATTTTTGTGTATATGTCGTCACTAACGGTTAACAACCTGCGAAATGACATGGCGATTGTAGTAGAACCCGAGCTGGGTGTGGCGGTTCCTGAAGAGTTACCGCCTATGGACCTGAAAGAGCGTACGGAAGCGGCTAGTAAAACAGCAGAACTGCTGGCCGACCACGGGTTAGACATCGAACCGACCAAGGAAGACAAGGACATCGCGGCCAAAATCACGCTGGCTTACGCTGATGACCCCGAAGCAACCTCCAAAAAAGTGACAACCAAGAAGGCTGCGACCCTGACTCCGGCCTCTCTGCGGCTTACAAACAACATTTTGCAGGAATTTGGGCACTCTGTGGTGCAGAGTGCGGTCCAAGTTCGTCATCTTGTCACCAACAAGCTCATCGATGAGACCGAAAACCCTGATCCACGGGTGCGAATACGGGCGTTGGAGCTGCTTGGTAAGATATCTGACGTTGGGTTGTTTGCAGAAAAGTCAGAAGTGACGATTACACACCAGTCTACAGACGACTTGCGGGCAAAATTGCGTGAAAAACTGCAAAAATTGAATACTGCGGAAGAAAATACGCAGGATGTGGTCGTTATTGACGGCGAATCTCTGGATGTTGACGCCGAACTTGGCCTGAAAGCCGAAGAGAAGTTCGATGACGACTGAAGATTTCACTGAGGACGAGATCCAGCAGATGCTGGACAACCTAGATCAGTATTCTCCAGAGGAAATCGTCGAAATTGACCGTCTTGTGGACGAACTTAGCACCCGCAAGACCAATAAACGCGCCTATGACGACCTTATTGAGTTCTGTAAGCGTATGCAGCCCGATTATATAGTCGGAAAGCACCATAGAATGCTTGCAAACATGCTGATGGACATCGCCGAGGGCAAAAAAGACCGTATTTGCGTCAATATTCCGCCCAGACACGGTAAATCTCAGCTTGTTTCCATATTTTTCCCGGCGTGGTTTTTGGGGCGTAACCCTCGAAAAAAGGTCATGATGGTGTCTCACACCACTGATCTGGCTGTGGACTTCGGCCGTAAGGTTCGTAACCTGATCTCTACAGACGAATATCAATCCATATTTCCCACTGTGAATCTGGCTGCAGACTCCAAGTCTGCTGGCCGGTGGAACACAAACTCAGGAGGCGAATACTATGCGTGCGGTATCGGTTCTTCTATTGCTGGTCGTGGTGCTGACCTCCTGCTCGTTGACGATCCCCATTCCGAACAAGATGTCATTAACGGAAATTTTGAAGTCTTTGAAAAAGCATACGAATGGTTCACCTTCGGAGCGCGTACACGACTAATGCCCGGTGGCCGAGTGGCTATCATCCAGACTCGGTGGCACATGGACGACCTGACAGGACGGGTAACTCGTGACATGGTGCAGAACGACCGTGCGGATCAATATGACGTGGTCGAGTTTCCTGCCATACTGGATATTGTAAACAAGAAGAGTAAGAAGTCGGAGCAAAAGCCTCTGTGGCCTGAGTTCTTCGACCTGAACGCTTTGTTGCGTACCAAAGCATCGATGCCCACATTTCAGTGGAACGCGCAGTACCAGCAGCAACCCACAGCCGAAGAAGCCGCTCTCATCAAGCGGGAGTGGTGGAGTATCTGGAAGCAGGACTACCCGCCACCATGCGAATATATAATCATGTCTTTGGATGCGGCAGCAGAAACACACAATCGTGCTGACTTTACAGCATTGACTACGTGGGGTGTGTTTTTGAACGAAGAAGTGGACAACTATAATATTATATTGCTAAACAGCATAAAGAAGCGTATGGAGTTTCCAGAGCTGAAGCAACTCGCACTGGAGGAGTACGAAGAGTGGGAGCCGGACGCGTTCATCGTCGAGAAGAAGAGCGCTGGCACTGCCCTGTACCAAGAGATGCGTAGATCTGGACTGCCCGTACAAGAATATACACCCCACAGGGGGTCTGGAGATAAGCTGGCCCGACTTAACTCTGTGTCAGATATAGTCGCTTCCGGCATGTGTTGGGTTCCTGAGACCCGTTGGGCCGAGGAGGTTGTGGAAGAGATTGCGGGGTTTCCATTTATGAGCCATGATGATTTGGTCGATTCGACTGTTATGGCCCTCATGAGGTTTCGTCAGGGGGGCTTTATACGTCTGCCTAGCGATGAGCCGGAAGAACAGCAGTACTTCAAGCGGCGTAGCGGCGGATATTATTAAGGATCAGCATCATGGCGATTGAAAAAGGAATTAGTAAAGCTCCTGAAGGCATAGACGTAGAGCTTCCCGAAGAAATGCCCCAGCCGGACCTCGAAATCGAGGTTGTTAACCCAGATATGGTTACTCTGGACGACGGTAGCGTAGAAATTACGCTTATTCCGGGCGCAGAACCCACCGACATGCCGTTTGAGGGCAATCTGGCAGAAGTCATGGAAGATAATGCCTTGGCTAGGCTGTCAGAAGACCTCATCGGCCTTATCGATTCCGACATCGATAGCCGCAAAGACTGGGCCGATACCTTCGTAGACGGCCTTGACGTGCTTGGATTCAGGTACGAGGAGCGCACTGATCCGTGGGAGGGCGCTTGCGGCGTGTATTCCACAGTGCTGTCTGAGGCTGCAATCAGGTTCCAAGCCGAGACTATGAGCGAGACCTTCCCTGCTATTGGGCCTGTAAAGACCAAGATTCTAGGCGAAGAGACTAAAGAGAAGATGGAATCCGCTGCTCGTGTAAAAGCGGACATGAATTACGAGCTTACCGAGAACATGGTCGAGTATCGCCCCGAGCATGAGCGCCTGCTCTACAGCTTGGGTCTTTCTGGATCAGCGTTCAAAAAGGTGTATTACGACCCGAACATGGGCCGTCAGGTGGCACTGTTTATCCCCGCAGAGGATTGCATCGTGCCGTACAGCGCGTCCCATATCGAGACCGCAGAGCGTGTTACGCACGTCATGCGCAAGACCAAGAACGAGATTCGTAAGCTACAGGTTAACGGGTTCTACCGTGATATTGAACTGGGAGAGCCTGAGCCGTACCACTCTGACATTGAAGTCAGGAAGGCAGAAGAGGGCGGCTATTCGCTTACAGACGATGATCGGTATGCACTGTACGAGGTACATGCAGATCTGGTTATCGATGGCATTGACGAGTCCGAGGACGATATCGCCAAACCCTATGTGGTGACTATCGAGCGCGGCTCCAGTGAAGTCCTGTCGGTACGCAGGAACTGGAACCCCGTTGATCCATTGATGTTGAAACGCCAGCACTTCGTACACTATCCGTACGTGCCGGGCTTTGGCTTCTATGGCCTCGGACTCGTTCATATCATTGGTGGGTACGCACGGGCGGGCACATCTCTGATTCGCCAGCTGGTGGACGCTGGCACCCTTGCTAACCTCCCCGGTGGCCTGAAGTCTAGAGGGCTTCGCATCAAGGGAGACGACGCTCCTATCGAGCCGGGAGAGTTCAAAGACGTAGACGTGCCGTCCGGCAGTATCAGGGACAATATCATGCCCCTGCCGTACAAAGAGCCGTCTCAGACCCTGTTGGCACTGCTGGACAAGATTACTACGGAAGGCCGGAGACTGGGCGCTATCAGCGACATGAACATCTCGGACATGTCTGCTAATGCTCCAGTAGGCACGACGCTGGCGCTTTTGGAGCGTACACTGAAGCCTATGGCTGCAGTACAGGCCCGTGTTCATTACGCCATGAAGCAGGAGTTCAAACTCCTCAAGGCTTTGATGGCAGAATACGCGCCAGCGGAGTATTCGTATCAGCCGCTACGGGGCGAAGTTAGTGCCCGGCAGGCTGATTACGCTTCAGTTGACGTGATTCCCGTCAGCGACCCTAACAGCTCCACTATGGCACAACGTGTGGTGCAGTATCAGGCTGTACTGCAGATGTCTCAGACAGCTCCGCAGATTTACGACCTGCCGCAGCTTCACAGACAGATGATCGAAGTGCTCGGCGTAAAGAACGCAGACAAACTTGTTCCTACAAAAGACGATATCCAGCCTGCAGATCCGGTGAGCGAGAACATGAATGCGCTGATCGGCAAGCCTATGAAGGCGTTCCTGTACCAAGACCACGACGCACATATTGGTGCACATATGGCCTTCATGCAGGATCCGCAGGTTGCGCAGCTGATTGGCCAGAACCCGCAGGCCAAACAGATCATGGCCTCCTTGCAGGCACATATAGCGGAGCATCTTGGGTTCAAATACCGCAAGCAGATCGAAGAGAAGATGGGAGCCGAGCTGCCCCCACCGAACGAGCAGCTTCCAGAAGATGTGGAAGTACAACTCGCCCGCGTGGTTGCGGAAGCTGGCAAACAGCTTACTCAGGCAAACCAGCAGCAGGCTGCACAGGCCGCTGCACAGCAGCAAGCTCAAGACCCCATGTTCCAGCTGCAGCAGGCAGAACTTCAGGTCAAGGCGCAGGAAGTACAGCGCAAGGCACAGAAAGACGCCGCAGATATGCAGCTTAGAGAGCAGGAGCAGCAGCGCAAGATCGCTAAGGATGTGGTTGACGCCAAACTGGAGAAAGACCGCATTGATCTTGAGAAACTAGAGCTTGGTATGGACGCACAGAAGGCTGGCGTTAAGTTGCGTGCAGACCGACAAGCAGAAAAGAACAAAACGGACCTTGAGGTCGCCAAACTCATGTCCAATAGAAGTAAGGAGTAATCGTGGCAAAAACCGTCCTTGACGTGCTGTATGACAAGTTATCCGAGGATAAGTCCTCTGCACTAGAGTTTCTCGGTGCTGGCGGAGCTAAAGACTTCGCTCAGTACAAAGAAGCGACAGGTTTCATTCGAGGTCTAGAAACCTGCCTTAACTACGTAACAGACCTTTCGCGCAACCACTTGGAAGATGATGATGAGTGAGCCAATCAAAATACCTGAATCCGCCCGTGTGGTGGAAACTCCTGTGTCCGACGAGGACTGGGAAGCACAACTACCGAAGCCCTGCGGTTACAGACTCCTTGTAGCCCTGCCTGACGTTAGCGATTACTACGAAGGCAGCACCCTCCTGAAAACCGACAGCGAAAAGCACAAAGAGTACATCATGTCGATCATGGGGGCGGTTATTGATATGGGTGAGGCTGCGTATACAGATACAGAGCGTTTTCCTACCGGCCCTTGGTGCAAGGTAGGCGACTACGTGATGTTCCGTATGAACACAGGCACTCGTTTCAAAGTAAACGGCAAAGAGTTTCGGTTGATGAATGACGATTCCATTGAGGCAGTAGTCCCTGACCCTCGTGGTATCTGCAAGGCGTAGGAGAAAATTATGCCATTTCAAAAGGTTGAGTTTGAATTTCCTGATGAGCAGGAAGCAAAAAAGCCTCAAGACATTGAAGTAGAGGGGTCCAGTGCAGTTGAAGTTGACCTATCTGGTAAGAAATCTGAGGAGCGCGAGGCAAAACCTGCGCGTGAGGAGGACTCTAATGATGGTGGATTTGAGGTTGAAGTTGTTGATGATACGCCAAAGGCTGATCGAGGACGCAAGGCTTCTGAGCCGCCTAGTGATGTCACTGATGAGGAACTTGAAGAATATTCTGATAAGGTCCGCAATCGGATTAAGCACTTCAGTAAGGGCTACCACGACGAACGTCGCGCGAAAGAGCAGGCGATTCGTGAGAGGCAAGAACTAGAAGACGTAGCTCGCAAGCTCGTCGAAGAGAACAAAGAGTTAAAAGGCACCGTTGGTAAGAATCAGTCAACGATGCTAGAGCAAGCCAAGATCTCCGCTAACTCTGAGCTGGAAAGGGCCAAAGCCTTATACAAAGATGCTTATGAGTCTGGAGACGCAGAGGCAGTTGTTGATGCACAAGAAAATCTAACTGCTGCTAAGATTAAGGTTGATAGGGTAAACAATTTCAAACTTCCTGCTTTACAGGAAGAAGAAACTCCTGTTAACCTGCAAACAGAATCCGCTCCAGTCGCGGCTGATGCACGAGCGAACGAGTGGGCACGGAACAATCCGTGGTTCAACTCGGACGAAGAAATGACATCACTTGCGCTGGGGTTGCACGCAAAGCTCCAAAAGAACGGCGTAGCCGTTGGGAGCGACGAATACTATGAGAGCATTGACTCTCGTATGCGCCAAGTGTTCCCCGATTATTTCGAGGACACGGAAGAAGAAGTGGAGGTTGACCAGCCTAAAAAGCAACCAAATGTGGTTGCACCCGCTACGCGGAGCACCGCGCCGAAGAAGATTCGGCTAACGCAAACACAGGTGAACATTGCTAAAAGGCTTGGACTGACCCCCGAACAATACGCCAGACAGGTTGCAATCGACATGAGGAAAGCAAATGGCTGAGAATCGTCTGAACAGAGAGCACGAGACTCGCGAAAAAACGACCCGTAAGAGAGCTTGGCAGCGTCCCGAGGTGCTTCCATCACCTAATCCCGAGCCGGGTTATGAATTTCG